CAAAGCTTGGAGGTTCTGAGCTTGGGTTTTACTAGCCCAAGACAAGGCCGACATTTGCCCAAGATTGGTCTTTAGCGTGGCTTTCTGTTCTTTAATTGCAGCGGAATACCCTTTGGTAACAGCGGCGAGTTTGGAGTAGCTGGCTGTAGTGAAATTAAGTTTTTGACTGGCAGCAGCAGCAGCAGCGGATGCTCCCTGCAAACTTACCGTCGAGGCGTCTGTAGCTGTCTTAGACTTTTGGGTCGCAAACTCAAGAGCCCGTACTGTGGTGGTCAACTCTCTAATCGCAGTTAAGCTCGGTACCTGACTGGCACCGAGCAAAGCTTTGAGTTCAGCTGTAGCCGCCTTGATCTGGGTAAGCCCAGCTGTATCTGCGGTTATGACGAGGGTTAATGTGCTCATGCGGGTTGGCTCCGTTCTTGTCGGTCAGCATAGTCAGCTAGATAAGCGTTATCAAGCTCTTCTGTAAACCTCAATAGTCTTCTCAATTGACTAGAACCTCTATGAACAAACTTAAGTTCAATAAAGGACCTAATCTCCAAGTAACTTATTGCTTGAGGGCCTGCTTGACTCCACTGCCTGCGCTGGTGCATAGCTATAAACGCCTCCCAGTAAGGAGAGAGTCTCTTCGGAATCCTAGGTCTCTGGACAGCCCGGGGTCCAACTTTCTTCCCTTTGGCAGCCAACGCGGCAAAGAAATCCTGATCCTCCCCCCAGTCGAGATCGTACAAGAGGGCGTCAACTATTTTTTTGCGTCAGCGGCTTCCTCCTCAAGTCTGAAATTCTCAATATTAGTAGCGTGGCGCATAATCACTTTGCGGAAATCCACATGCTGAAGAAGCATTGCTGCTCTCTTTTTTGTGTACTTCACAGGCTTCTGCTTATAGCTCATGCCCCGAAAACCAAGTAGAATGGTCTCGGCCATGACCTCACACAGAATCCGAATATCCAAAGCCTTAGCCTCGGCTTCTGGCAGCGATTTAAAAGAGGCGGCATTGAGCTCGGTCTCTTCAAGAATCCGCTTTAAGAAGTTTTCATTCTCAGCCCTGGCAACCGTAATAAAAGCATCTCCCCCCAACGGGACTTCAACTCCAACTAGTTCCTTAACTGCGTCTGTCGCGTGTACCGCAAATACATCATACATAGTCGATTCCTCCCAGAACCCATGAGTAAAAGTAGGCTCCCGAAGGAGCCCGTTAATCTACTTATACAGCAACAACCCCAAATCGGTCAATGATAATCATCTTATCTGTGGTGGTATCAGGGGCAACCGCTTTGAATGGCACAGACAGCATAACATCGGCATCCTTAGACCCAGCTTGCACGGTGGGAACCCCGAACTTGGCGTTTTTGAAAATAAAAGCGTAGCCATTGTTGTCGTTATCAAAAACAGGGATCTGAATATCCACAGAAGCATTAGCAATGGCTTGGTCGTAGATAGTCCCGTTTGCCAAATACATCTCCAGAGTCCCGCCGATCTCGAAAGTGCCTTGGCCTAAGCCAACATTACCCAAGTGGCTTATGGCATCCTGCCCTCGAAGCTTGGCATCAATATCAATCTTTGCAGACTTAATGTAGGTATCAGCAAGAATTTCCTCATCTAACAGAATGGTGCCAACCCCGGAAACAGCGTTCATTACACCAAACGATTGGGAACCCCCAGGAGCCTCTGGCATGTAGGTTACTCCAGCTCGAACACCGTTTGCTCCCATGAAGTCAAGAGCTCCTTTCAAGAGAGATCCAGTATCAAAAGCCAGAGACAACTTAGAAGGAGACATCCCCCGATAGAGAAAAAATTGGGTAACATCCGTGAAGTTTTTCTCCAGACTGAAACTCCGAAGAGCCTCAACTCCGTTACTCAGTCTTGAAGCACTAACATCGCAGATTACAGGGCCAATATCTTCGCCGAGAGGCGTGTCAGTATCAATTGTCAACAGACTGTCTGTGGCTGTTGCAACCCGATAAACCCCTACATTTGTGGCGGCGGCAACGCCGATAACCGAGATCCATTGCCCAGCTACAATTCCCGCGAACTCCGTAGCAGCACAAGCGATGGTGTTAGCACCAATGGCGAAGGTAGCCGCAGCTACTGGGATAACGCCATCTGAACCCAAAGCATTGTAGGTACCCGCAAGTAAAGACTCAAGAAAAGGGTCATACTCTCTGTAACTCAATTCCAGATTAATGCCGCCTTGCGCGGTGGCCCCTACGTGAACTGAGTCAGGAGTTTGTCTGGTAGCGTTTATTTCTGCTGAAGACTCTGATTGAATATCATAATTCAGAGACTCTCCAGTCATACGCAATTTTGCTGGGGAACCTACCGCACTGCCAACCCACTGCTGACGGCCTTTCCAAAGCGTTCGCTTCATACATCCGGATACCGCTTATAACTTGGACAGCCAATGTTTTATCAATGGTGTCTTTCATCTCGAAAAACTTCTTAGTCCCCTGCCCGAGGGGGACGTACAACCCTAACTCTACGAAACCCACATAACGTTTCATTGGGTTACTACCTAGCTCAGCTTGGCTCGTTCTTGGAAGATTTACCTTAAAAGTCACAAAGGCAATCTTCTGTGTAGTCAAGTCTGGCTCATCAATACCTTCAATAAAAATCTCATAAGTGGGATGCGCTGCTTCCCACCCAGTTATGAAGGCTGCTGTCAGCGCCTGCCTTGCCTCCTCTCCGTTCATTAGCGAAGCCCCGCGTTGATTTGATCCCCAAGGCTTAAGCTCTTAAGCTGGGCTTCCTGAGATGGGTTAATGTCAGCGAAAAGCACCATTGCTTTAGCCACGCCGTAAGCAACCATATGCCCGGGCTCATTGACCGCTCGCAAATAATTGTTTGGATTAGATTCTAACATTTCTATGTAACTCTCTCCACTTAAACTTTTTGAAGCGTTAGTAATAAAAATACCTAAACGATGACCAATCACAGTTTCAGGTTTTCCAGTATTCCTAGCCCTAGCAACAGCCATAGCTCTGCCATCTCCTTTTTGGGTGACAGGGACTCCAAACTTCATTCGAGGGAGATTTCTACCGCCGGAGCGGCTGCCTCGCTCGGACAAATTCCCAATCTTCAAATCATAGTCAACCTCAGAAGACTCATACCCATATCTAAAATTCCAATTGGAAGCAGCACTTCCTGACCACTGGGGAGTCTCCCAAACTGCGTAATTGAACAAAGCAACAGCAAAACCCCGGAAGACGTCAACAACTCTTTTTTCCGTCTCCAGCAACCAGCTGTCGAGCCCTTCTGTAAAAGTCTTAGCCGATATGGGGTCCACTTTAAGAAACATTATATTGGCCTCACATGCAATGCCCAACAGGCGTCTGATTCCTCTCTACGCTCCAAAACTCGGAAAGTCTTTGCCTGGTCTACCAAGGTGTCACCTGGCTGCGGGTCAGCAATGACTGATTGCCTCAGCGTCACTACTCGGTCCGAGCGCTCGAAGTCAGTAGAAGCGTTATTCTCGTACAGGTAATTTGTTTTGTAAAACTCTACAATAGCGTCAGCAAGAATGGGGGCCGATGTCCCGGAGGAATCGGTAACCGGATCGTAAGTCCCTGCTGCGACGTATGAAACGGAGCGAAGGGCATCAGCCCCCAAGTCATAGGCAGCTGAAACTGCCAGCTCTCCAGACCTAGTGTCGGTTGCGTAAACCCTGAGATAACGACCCTCAGCGTTTAGCAGAATCATTCCGGGCACAACAGTCTCAGTAACGGAGAAATAAACGTCGTAGACGGCGATAGCTTCCGAAGTTCTCTCTTCTTCCTTCCTAGCCTTTAGCCAAGAAACTCCGGCATAAAAATCAACGGACCCCGCTACTCCTAGAAATTTGTCTGGGGTCCCCCCAGTCACCAACGAATCGGCGGGATGGAGCAACAGATGCTCTCTGATCACCGTCCCAGCCCAATAATCTTTAATAATCCTTCCCGTAATAAAAACCTCAGAACCAAGCTTTATACAACCCCTCTCAGGCAGAACAATACCCGAAGCACTCAATGTTCTACGCCAGCCCGCCTCGGAGTCTTGCGTGGAGGCATCAAACAAATCTGGCTGTCCACTAAAAAGAACCAGCGAAGAGTAGGCGTCCAAGACTGATTGGTTATCAAAAAAAGAGGCGGCATCAGCAAGTTCCATAACCTAAGCCCCCGTAACTGGGTCAAAGTTAGGAGAAGAGATGCCCATGAGGATGGCAGGTGTCTGCGTTGAAACAGAGCCCCCCGCGTAATCGGCATAAGCCTCCTCCAGCAATCGGTAAGCCCGGTCATAAGAAGCGGTAACCTTATCTATGGTTATCTTATACGGCGAGTTACCATCACGAAACACACCCGCCTTTCCGTCCGTGATTCCTTTGGAAGAAAAGAGAGGCAAAGCCTCGGTGCATTGTCGGGCAACACTATAGGTGGAGAATATCCGCACAGCCCTAACGAAGGACTTAGCCTCATCAGTGAGCTCTTCCACGGCGACTGCGTAGAGTGCCGGGATATCCGAGCCTATACCATAGACCTCGTTTTCCAAACCCAAGTCGTAGATCTCAGTGGCAAGCAAAACATCAGGCAGCTCTTGGGTAGTAAGCCCAAGAGTGACCCTGATATTAGCATATGATGTATATTCAGTTAACATTCGCGTAGTAACCCTGCAGCAAGCTGACCTTCAACCCACTGCGACTTGACCAAGGGAGTATCTACACCCTCGGGGATACGCACTCTTTGGAACGGCTCATACATTGCCGCAAACTTCGGGCGTACCTTAATAAATTTCTTAGTCTCCTTTTCTGCCTTCTTCTCAGAAGACTTCCCATTCCCAATAATGTCGGGCTCAGTTTGGAGCACTAAAGCCTCATCTTCAATGAAAGAGGCATCAGCGTCGGCAACGGCTACAGCAGCAGCCTGCACGGCGTCGTCAGCTTCTTTGTTCTCAGTTTTTGCATCAGCAATAGCACCAGCGGCAACCTCATTGGCAACCTCTGCCTCCTCGGTCTCAACACCAGCTTTTAGCTTAGCCTCAGCGGCCACTTGGGCCTTGGTCTTAGCTTTAGCCTTACTCTTGTTCTTTCCATTGTTCTTTCTTGCTGCCATAACACTCCTCCTATGCAAATTTGATGGGGGTTGCCCCCCATCAGTGCAGGCTCAAATTAATCTTAAGTAGTTAAAGTGAGAGACAATGTATCAAAAGCATTGTCATAGTTACGGTATGCAAGCTCAGCAAAGTCAAAGCGGAGAACATTAGAACGACGAAGAACAAACTTCTCAACTGCGCTATAAGCAGCTGCACTGTTCTTGATTCTAGTGATAGCATAGCGACGGTCAAGCCCCATAAGGGTGTTAACAGGCCATCCAGCGGAAGGATCAACGATGAAGATCTCAAGCTTTTGAAGCAGCTTGTTCATAATTGAGAACTGAGGAACCAAAGCACCAGGAATATAGTTATTGGTGTTTACATTCTCCAAAGCCTTCTCGATGGCTTCCATACCGGCAAGATCGGTGACTATGTGGGAAATTGCTCTTTGGTAACTGTTGTTTAAGAGCCAACCAACAATGGCTTTTTTAGACAAGGTGCCAATCGCGTCGATAGCCCCGTCGTAGGTATCCGCTTTTGTCTGGTTCAAAGCGCCTTGTCCGACGTCGGCATCACCGTTAAGCATCCCCAACAGGTAATCGTAAGTGCGAACGTTACGCTCCACCTCTGACTGACGGGCAATCGCCATGGAAACAAAGTCCAAGGTGGTAGCTGCCAGTGCTTGGTCAGAAACTTCCAGACCAATAGAGAAAGTGGAAATAGCCCGAGAAGTATCGGCTGTGGTGATAGTAAGCATAGCCTGAGGCTCGGCCAACTGGGAAATTGCTTGAGCACGTTGCTGCTCAGACTTGGTTAAGTTGATCACAGGCTGCTCGATTCGATTGCTTGCTACAGACATCTCCATGGCAACCATCTTATCAAAGTTGTTGGGATCCGTGGCGCGATCCACCTGAAGCTTATTCTCGATCAACTCAAGAAAAACGGCAGGATAAAGAATCCGAGATGCAGGATCGGCCTCGGCAACTGCAGCGGCTGCGTTAAGATCCGCAGTTCCGTCAAGAACAGATGCAAGAGTCGGAGACTTGAGACCAAACTGATGGTCCTCACCCACGATGAGACCAGCACCCGTGCAGAGCTGCTCAAACGAGTTAGCTGAGGCATCCACCGATGTAGGATATTTTTGATTGATGAGCTGAGGAACCGTAAGGTTTTTGCTCATCGCTTCTTTGTAGATAGAGGTCTCAAGTTTTACATCCACCTGAGCTCCTTTTTCGTCGATCATAGTAGTCATTGCTTTTTTCTCCCTATACCCGGCTCAGGGGCTTTAGACTTTCCCAACTCTTTCAATGATGCAGCTGTCACCAACCGCACCAGCATCTCCAACCGAAACCACACGCCAAGCATGAAGACTGTTAGCAGCGGCATCAGCGACAAGAACTAGCGCTGCGTCAAGGGCAACCTTGCTTTCTGCTGCTGTGTCGTCGCTTGGAACTGTAGAGACAATTGCTACGCCAGGCTGGTTGGTGGCCTTGACCACTTTAGGAGTCTCAATCTCTCCCAAGGCAGTTCCTTTCGCCACAACCGTTCCAGCGACAACATAATCTCCGACAGCAACTGTGCCAGTACCCGGCGTCTCCTCAAGCCCGTCACAAGTACACGCCATCCGACCTTCGGTTTGTACGGAACCAATGGACCAACCGTCTTGGGTGGCAGGCTCCTTTGCCGTCATTCGCCCTTCGATTGGATCTCCAGCTGCAACAGCATCATACTGGCTGTCGCCTGCTAACTTAACCAATTTTCCAGTCTCTGCGTCGGTCACTCTCCCGCCAGCATCCGCTGCGGAGCCAAGCCGAGCTGTCTTACTAGCACCGGCAGGGACAGTAACTCCCATCTTAAATTTAGCCATTGTTCTACTCCTATTCTATGGTGATTAAATAACCGCCGGTGCTTCCGGGGCTATGGGTTTACTTTACTTACTTACCTTAGGGGCCATGCTTGCTCTCGTGGCATTCATCCGAGAAACTGGGGCTTTCTCCTTCTCAGGATTGGCGTCCTCCCCGTCATTGCCTGTTGCTGCTACCCCACCTACTTTGAACTCATTAGTAAATCTTTCGGCTACGGCATCATGCTGGGCTACCAGCTCTGCAGCAGTTGACTTAGTCAGGTCAACTTCAACCCCGCCGAGCGCGACGGTCATGTTGTTAACTGACTTAGCCCCGATTACTTTTAAGGCATCAATGCTGCCAGCTTCGGAAGTGGCCTTAACCAAGTCTGTCTTTAGGGCGAAGATTTCATCTTCTTTTCCCTTTAACTGGGTCATTAAGAGATCCAGTGCTGTGGGATCCTCCTCTTTAGACTCAGGCTTCTCAGAATCACCCTTCTCAGCGTCCAGCTCGGGATCCTCTTTCTCAAGCCCCTTCACAAGAGCATCTGCTTCGGCGCGGAGCGCGTCTGCTTCGGTCTGCTCGTCATCGGTGATTGCCTCTTGTGCTTCGAGCTTGGCGTCCATCTCGTCAGCTTTGAGCACAGCGGCCTCAGCAAGCTTCTCTGGGGTCTTCCCTTGCGCCTCAAGCTCAGCGGCAGCCTTAGCTGCGGCCAACTCCTCGGGGGTTTGCTCACCCGGTACTTCTGCACCTGATGCCACAGCGGCCAGCTTCATGGCCGTGGACATCAATGTTTTCTTCTTCATGTCGCCTCCTCCGTTACTGTTTGTAGAAATACGGGTCTGCATCGTTGCAAACACCTCGTCAAAAGTGGAAACACCGTCAACCAGACCAATATCCACCGCTTGCTGGCCTGTAAACTCACGCCCTTGGGCCATCTGAGAATCAACCAACTGGTAACTCTTCCCTAAATAATCAGCTACAGCTTGAACGAATATCCCGTAGGCGTATTCGGCACTGCCCTTGATTATGTTTCTTGCCTGCTCCGTGAGGGGCTCAGAGTCATTCACCAACTGCTTAAACTCACCCGCTCTTATAATAGTTTCCGTAATGCCCGCTTCTTGGCGCATCTTTGAGAACTCAATATGCTTGGCAACAACCCCTATGCTACCAACATCTGCTAGCAGTCCAACATATGACTTCCAAGCAGGCATGCCGAGCCAAATGGCGGCACTCGCCATGACGTTTTCAGCAAAAAGCGTAACAGGCTTCACACTAGCCGCTTGGTCCATGGCATAAACTGCTTCCACAAGACCCGATACGTTACCCCCCGGGGACCCCATGTCCACTAAAACTTCTTTAATCGAAGGATCCGCTACGGCGTAATACAGAGCTTCTTGAATTTCGTTGTATGAAACCAAACCCACGTAACGATTGTACCAGTTATCCTTGACAGTGAGAACCCCTTTAATTTGCAAGAGCCCAATTCCGTCTTGAACTTGGAGTAAGTGAGAAGCATCCTCTGAAGACTGGGAATGAAGAGCAGCCTCTTTCTTGAGCGAGTCGTCTAGCTCAAGGGAGTTAGCCTCAGCATTCCTGTAGATTTGGAGGGCCTCGTCCGACCCCGCCCAAAGCATTGTGTCATATGTTTTTTTCATGCTGTCTTTGCTCCCTTATTGTCTGGGCTGAGTGTTCTATCTTTAGCTCCAGTATTTGATTCAGGCGTAGATATTGTTGAGTCCTGTGTGCCCACACCATCCATGAACCTAGTGCCCGATAAGAGAGGGGCACCCGGTAGAGGCAAAGAGCCTGTGATGATCAAACTAGCCTCAGCATCGGTTGTCATGCCCAAGGACAGCTGTTTAAGGTGTCGGTCTTGCCTCATTACCCTGAAAGCCTCAAGCTCTGTAATGGGCCTCAAATCAATTGTATCGTAAGTGAACTCAACCACAGCATCTATACCAAATAACCGAATCGCCAAGGTCAACATTCTTGAGTAGATCTCGTTCAGCTTTAACTGGACTCCACCTTCCACGTTCTTTACAAATAACATGGATTGCGTCGAAGCGATATTCGTGGAACCTGCGGCATCGTGGCCCAAAACTACTGGCATGGACTTAGCACCGCTCGACAACTTGCTGTTAATGATCTTGGAAAGTGTTTCGTATTCTTTTGAAAGGGAGTTATTTCCCCCCGTAAGGTAGTCAACCTCTAAAGTATCAAACAAAACTAGGGCGTCCTCGGGGTTCAGACCATCCAACAAACTCTGGATACCCGCGATTGTCTCCGCCATAAACGCCGCGAGCGCCTCTGGATCATGCAGAATCTTGGCAGGCACATTCTTCCGCCACAAGTCTTCTTTGATTTTGGCGACCACTCTGGGGTGAATCGCTCTGCGAAAAACCCGTCTCAGATCGTTCATAAAATCTTGGCTGGCCAAGATAGCCTGCAAAGCCGCCTCAACAGGGGAGTCCGCATAAGCCGTTGTTAGATCTTGGTCCAAAGAAACATAGAAGAAGGTAGGAACGTCCAAGGAAATCTCATCACCACCAACGATTTGATACGGGACTTTTTTCTTCCCGTTATACTTCCACTTTATCTTCTCTACAGAAACAGGCTGCAAACCTGCGGGGAGCCGTGACTTATCAAGCACTAACTCCAGCCCGGAACCACCAAGCATCATCAGTTCTTTTCCCATGGCTTCCGAAGAGGACCGTATTGACGGAAAGCTATTAAACCCACCTTCTGCGGGGCCTAGCAAGTCGAACTTCCGACAAATTTGCTGAGCCAACCTTGTGCCGTCCTCGTTCAAGGTACCATCCAAGTTTCGGGACAGCACCAGATAACCTGGGGTGACCGCCATACGAGTCGAAGAGAAAAGGGCTGAGGATAAATCCGGGCTTGCTTTTCCCAAGCTGCGTATTGTGGCCGCTGTTGTCGCTCCGTTTCGGAGCGCCGTCGTGTCTGAGTTTGCCAAACCCAAGTCGGTCTGCGGAAGAAAACTGTCGGTAGCAGGTGTCGCTGTGGTGAGATAAGACGGTACGCTGGTCTTTTTTCCCCGAACTTTGGGTAGGGGTTGAGGGGGCAGCTCAGATGAAGCTGCAAACAGTCTACCCTCTATATGTGAAGTTCGTGATTTTATCATTATATAAATCCTGTACCAGATAAACTAGGTTCTTGTCAATGAAAATCTCTGTTTTCCCTTAGCTTACGATGACCGGTTTTACGCCAACAAGACGACCTCCCCGGATCAAAGCAATACAGTAGCCCAGCTCTATGGGGTCGTATCCAGCCATCTCGCCGTAATCCGTAAGACCCTTTATAGTGGTGCGTCGGAACGTCCCCGTATTCACATAAAAACGATTATCTTGATGCACGAACTCTGAATTTTGTGGAATCCTGAGATCCCCAGTATGCCCGCATTTTAAATCGTCCCCGTCGTCGCATAAATACAAACAATCATCAGGGGCATTAATCAGTGTTTTATGTGTGTGGCCCATCGACATAAGAACAGCATCTCCTGCTTTTCTGAACAGCTTGTTCTTCAGGGCTATCTGCATGTTGGCAACCCTACGTTTCTCTATGGGCACGTTGGAATTAATACCCCCGTAACCATGGGCAGCATAGTGCTTAAACAAGAGCTTTCTCTTACTGTTCAGGTAGTTAATCTTACAAACGTATGTCCCAAACCTGATTTTAGCTTGGTTGCACACGTATTCTGTCATCGCGCCGTACCGCCACAATTTTTTGGGGTGGTTTCCGTCCAGCAGGCAAATCATCTTGCTGGCAATCGGTTTAATCATCTTTACATAATGATCGGCCTGTTCAAGCATGGACAGCTGTCGTGTTGTTTCAAGGTCGAATCTAGGGTCGTCCACCGTGATAGCCTCAATACAGTCGCCATGGCCTACGGCATAATTTCGCTTCGCAGGCAGCCCCTCACAAGGGCTGTGTATCGCGTCAACCATCCGCTGGAACCCTCTCTCAAAGAACAGTTTGCTTCCCACGTGCTCATCGCCATGCAGGAAAATATTAAAATCCATCGGCATTCTTACTTGGATCACTTGGCTCATGGTCTATCTCCCATTTAATCGTCTACACGTTTTGTTCATGCCCAAGCAGTTCACACAACGTACCCCGGGCTCCATATCTCTTTCAAGCTTATTTCCACAGTTAGTGCATAATCCGTGTTTCTTGTTATATTCATACCTAGCTTTTTTTCTCGCTGCAATCCTTTTCTTGTGCTTCGCATGGTACCTTTGGCTCTGCTCGGCCCGCGACTTCAAACATCTAGAGCAATAAAGCTTAAATCTCTCAGGCCTCTCCTTGCAGATGATACAAACCCCTGCAGCCTTGCGTTCCGCCGTTAACCTCTGCTGCTGTGATTGCCTAACCACGCTTACTCCCCTCCAGCTCATGGACCCGGCTCTCCATCCGGCTAAAATCGGTAAGAACCTCTCGATCTGTGTAGTGCCCATCTGGGCCAACAACAGCCAGAAACTTAACCCAAGCCTCTCTCTTTGTTTTTGCCCGGCACCGATAGTTTTTGCAAAATACTCGGCCACAACGGTTCCTTACTAGATAAGCCACTCGAAACTCAGGTTCTACCTCAGGTGTACTGAACAATCGTTTTAACCAATTCATTAGAGCACCCTTTTTTGTTTGAATTTTCCAGCCAACATAGGTAAGGGGGCAAGACCAGTTGATAGCCCCTTCAAGAAATTTGCCAACACCAGATAGGCCAAAGCGTGCATATAATGATCCTCTCCAGTAGCCGACTTCCTCCATCTAAACTCAATATCACCGTCCTTATTCGTAATCTGGATCCGCTTCATATCACGCATGTGCTCTATGATCTTGTCCTTCTGCCCAAATGTCGATGGTGCAAACGACAAGTTCCCACCACGAATCATGTTAACCAGAAAGTCCAAGAGGGCATGCTTCTTCGCATTCACCTGATGCACACCATAACTTGCCTTCTCCTCGTCCTCTTCCTTATCCCGGATTGTGTAGAGCTCCGAACCCTTTGTAGCCACAAACACACAGGCAAACAAAGACGGGATCTTCTTCTGTAGCTCAGCAACCAAGCTCGTATACGGCATGAGGTCAATTACACTGGAGATCACATTGCATGAGCCCAAGGATCGGCCAAACCGATCCCTAAACTTGTGCAACGGGATCATCTCGGCAGACATAATTCTAACGTGCCCATTCGGCGCAGGGTAACCAGTCATGTGGGCGCAACTCCCGCCCATGTCTGTCCCTGATATTTGAAATGGAGGAGACTCAGGATACTCCACATTCGAAACGAATAGAGCCTCCAGCTCCTCCAAACCCAACCCAGTCGTTTCATCTTCGTGGGTAAGGCCTAAACAGTTATTGACAAAGTCCTTCTTCGCTTTGTACTTCGTCGAAGTTGTTATCATTTTGTGCGGTGGCATGTGCGTTGGGGCAGAAAAGGGGGTAACATGGAACCCATGCTCTTCAAAGTTCTGATCTGGGTTAACCACAACAAATTCTCTATACTTTACGCTCTGATCCACTGGCTTCTGGCACTTCGGGCAAGCCAAATAAGCCTCTCTAATCGGGAACTGGGTAAGCAAAATCTTGCTTAAAAAGCCAAATTCTGTAAGTTTTCTGTTCGCCTTTACGTGCCCTGCAGGCCCCTTTAGCCTCCCATCGGGCACATTAAACCCTGGAAGCTTCACATGATCGTAGTAATCAGCGGTAAAACAGTGATTACAGTGGTTACACCGCTGAATTTCGGCATGCTGCAAGCTATTATCGAATAAGTGGCTAATTCCGTAGTTTGGCACCGTCGGAGTTGAGAAGGCCAGCTGACTCATCACCTCTTCCTCGGCGTGCGTCATCCGCGACTGAAAACTTGTTAACACGTCCTGATCTTCAGCGAAGTCAATCTCATCCAAGGTTAAATCACTAACAGGCACCGAAATCGCGAGTCTGTTCGATAGAGGGCCTCCTTAGCAACCTTGGAAGAGTCCAATGCAGGAGCTAACCGAGTCGCGGCGAACAAAGCAGAAAACGCAGCCGTGGGCAGTACATACATCGCGTTGATCGCAGCGTGAAGCATAACCTTAGCAATCAACCGGCGCACCGCCAACTCCGAAATCCCAATCTGAGAACACTTCTTCACATTCTTGACCTGAGCTGGGCTATCCAAGATTACCTTCTGGTACTCATGGTCCTTAAAAGAAAAAGGCTTACCCTTCAGCGTCGTGTTCAAGCACAACCAAGTAGCTATCGTCGCTGCCTGCAGGGCAGGGTTCAAGGCTGCTTGCACACGTTCAAAATGACGTTGAAAAAATGATTTGGCCACAAGCTTCCCTCCCTAGTCGTCAATCAGTGATAGTCGTTTCTCATACTCTTCCATAAAGGCCTCACGGTCTTCCTCGTCAGCCTCCTTCAACAAGTCAATAAGACAAAGCTCCAAGGCCTTGTTCCTATCCGCGCTGTACAGCTTAATCTGCATCTCTGCAAGCTGCTTCAAAATGCTACTGGCCGTATTAATGACCTGAGACTTTTGGTTTAACGGGGCCTTGCTGGCTTCCGTGAGGAGGGCCTTGGTCTCCGCGAACTGAAGAACAAGCTCCTGCTGCAGATCAAGACTTTGCAACGTAGGCAGCCGCTTCTCCACACGGGCTTTTAGAATAATCAAATCCTTAAGCTCGTAGTGATCCAGAGGAATGCTGTTCGCTGGCAAGGCCATTATGGGCCTTTGAGTGGGCCTCTCTGAGGGCGGGGATGCTTGGGGTGGCAAGTTGGAGTTGTCAGCTACCATTAGCCTTTCTCCGAGTTCTTGATAAGACCAACTGTAAACTTCATGAAGTCCTCATAATCGACACAGGCCATCTTCAGGCGCTCAGCGACTTCTTCTGGGGGGTACAATATCACGGCCAGGGCCATGTTCACCATATCCTGAACAGAGAGGCCGTCGTTGATACCTCGCAGCTTGAGATCTTTAAGCATCTGTGCAGAGATGCGGGTGGAATGAAGCTTTAGATCATTTGGGGGGCTCTTCCGACTCATTTTGTTCTCCTCATTGATTTTTTAATTGGGGTGATCGCGGAGAGTCGAACTCCGGTCAACGGGGCCACATCCCATCGCTCTGCCACTAAGCTACGATCACTCATTCGCTGTATACCTCAAAGCTTGGAGGGGGACACAACCCCAAGTCTGTGTAATACTTATGAAACAGTGGGCGGGTGAAGTCTCTTTCCTCGGCCACTGTGGTAACACCCTCTACCTCTATGAGGAGGCACTGCACGTAACCAAGCCATCTTCCGGTCTTATCGGGAGGCCAGACGTTCACGTTCACGTTAATAGCTGCCAGCATCTGGACTACCCTTGGGGCTGATTTAGTGCCCCGAATCAGCGCTTCGTAACGGGCCCTCAGAATTGTGACTATTCGTTCCATGGCTACTCCTTAAAACAAAGTTGGCGGTGGATGCCGGATTCGATCCTTGCCATTTTTGCGGCCATGGCCTCGGAAGACATCCCAGTCTCACCGACAAGCATCCACTCTAAAATCTTTTTGTATTGCTTAAGTCCCATGATAATCCCCCTTTCCACTTACAAGTACACTTTCACGGTATACTTGTCAACGTAAAAGTTCAAAATAGGGTGGCTTTTTTAAAGAGGGGGGAATGGCAACACGCTGGCCCTAGGTGGGAAAAAGAGGTATACGTCAACCCCTCAAAGACAACCACAGCCCCACATATATACTATTAAAGACCTAACTACAACCACTTAACCCCATAAAGGGCTAAATACTGGTAAAAATGGATACATACACTTGTAAACAAGTTATATATGATTATATTATATAGTAAGAGCAAGGAACCTCCTCCAAGCTCAATACCCTAAAGGGGAAACGCCATGAAAACCAAGACCAACTCTACCCAGACAATCCAAAACCTAGTCGTCACACTGAGCCAAGGCCATGCACATGCTGACCAGCTTGCAAACGCAAAAACTCAAGTGAAAGACACACTCCAAAATTTAGCCAGTGAAGCCCAGGCCGTCAGCCTTATTACTGACGTACTGAGCCAAGCCATCTTACAGGGCCACTGTAATGTGGTAGTAACCGAGGGCAAACGTAACGACAAAACCAGTAACTGGAAACGTGATCTTGCCAAGGCTTATAATGATGCGTATGAGTCAGTTGATTCTCGGCTAGTACTCAAGACTTCAGGCAAAGGTTTAGACCGTACCGTCTCCGTTGAACTGAAAGCAAAGGCCAAGCCATTGACAGGCAAAGAGGCATTCACTGCCAAGCTGATCAAGTTGTTGTCAGAGGTTAACCCCACACAAGCCGAGCAAATGAGTATTGAGGCAAGTGTCCTTGGTCTCTATGATGCAGAGCAAGAGCGGGCACAAACTAAGCAAGCCGATCAAATACGGATTGCCGATGAAGCCAAGGCCCTCAACCTTGAAACTGTTACGGCCCGAGTGTCTGAGCAAATGGAGGCCAAAGGTATCAAGGTAACCAAGGCTAACCTTGAGGTAGCTCTAGCCATGACAGGCACTGCTTAACCATTTAATTAAGTGCTTAGGTCAGTCATTGACTGACCTAGGCCAAGGGGTGACGCTATGACTCTTTCAACCGTTTTGGAGAAAACAGATAGTAAGTGTGTGGCTGATATACTGGCCCTTTCGCCTTTCTGGCCCACACTCAGCCCCATGGAGCAAGTAACTTTAATCATTCAAACAGAGCAAACCCTAAAGGGGGAAACATCATGAAACAAGTACACCGTCACATACTCGGCCCTTTCGATATTGATAACTTCCTATTGTGTCAAGTCATTAAGGACATTAAGAAGGCAGAGAAGGAACGGCACAACGTTCTGTTATACAAAGGGGCGAAACATCCCCAATACAGACGACTTTCCCGACGGATTAACCAACTCAAGCAATCAGTCTAGAGTGACCAGTAAAAAGCCTTGTACGTACAACGTACAAGGCTTTTTTGTGTCCACTGTACCAAGTCAGTCAATGACTGACTAAACAAAAACAGAGGGAGAATAACATGATCCACGAAAACTATGAGGAGTTTATAGCAGGGGATGCAACCAAGACCAATTGGCCCCAACAGCCAGAAACAGCAAGACGGAAGGACAAGGTAAAGTACTTTGTCGATAGAAACAATATCACAGTAGGAGGGGCCAAGACTCTAACCCTAGCGAGAAGTCTGGCGAAACTCTTAGGAGGGGCTGTAAGACGTCACGTTGTGACAGAGGAGCAACTGGTACACGAGGCAGCAGAGCATAGGCAAAGACAGCAGGCGGGCGATTACACGGCTGATTAGGAGGTGTCCAGTGATTAAGGTACTGATAAGAAACAAGTTCGGCAAGTTCTGCCAAGTCTACGAGGGGAACAACCCAACCAAAGCCCTAAACATACAGAAGGCAATCAAGAAAGACCAACCAGCAAGCCAAGTAATAATTACGGGGGGCAAAAATGACATTCAGAAAAAGAGGACTCAAGATAAGGCAAGAGGGGAACGTCTTTAGAATTTTCTCAGGAGAGGACATCGACCGACAGTTGAGAATCAAGGACATGCGGGATGATAAGGCACTGGCCGAGGAGACGGACAGGAGGAGTACCAAGGCCCCGAAAAAGAAACAGGAACAGGCGGGTTAAAAGGAGGGGGCCGAGGCCCCCTAAACCACGTTATTATCGAAGTCAATTTCGGACATAATTTCGAGGCCATTTCGAGCACAAAAATCAAGGTAAAATCCGTAGCCTCCAGAAGAGCTTAAATGAGCACAACATTCGAGGTAAATCAAAACGGAATTTGACCTCATCTTACCAAGAATATCCCGGGCCTCGGCGAGGCACTTCATACCCAATTCTATAGTAGCATTTGACTCCTCAGTATCTTGGAGCTGGGTAGCCTTGTCTAGGAGGGCCAAACCAGTCGCGTTTAAGGTCTCGGCCTGTGATTTTAGCATTTTAGGAGCCTCTTGATGAATTTTAAAGTATGTCTCAGACATACTTCAGGAGGGGGGATAAGTCAAGAAAAAAGATAAAAAAAGTTTATTTGGGTGTTGACTTTCTGTCAGTTTTCAATTATGTCTAAGACATAATTCTTTTCTCGCAGTTAGGCCCTTTTCGCGGCCATTGTCTACGATTGACTCCCCATTGTCTCCCCCATTGTCTCCCCCTATTTCGCTGGGTAAAGTATTATTATTATTACTCTTCTTCTTCTTCTTCTTAATAAAATAGACAAATAGACAATAAAACAGTGTGTTTGGCCAGTGAAGAATTATTTTTTTATTATTATTCAGCGCCAAAACAAAAAATCTGCGATTTAATTGTCTAATTGTCTACCCATCTCTTCTCGTGTGCCTAGAATCAACGACCTTACAAACCGTTGAAGGGAGACAATGGCGTAGACAATGGCCCCACCAACGCAACTTACCTTGTCATTACAACGACTTGCGGTTGTCTATCTGTCTATCCCAGGGCCCCAAAATAGACAATGGGGAGACAATGGCCAAGAAAGAAGGCCAAAAAGCCCCCTAAAATGTGCTCTTTGGTTGATTAATCCACTATTAGTTGATTCACGCTTGACAGCTTTCCCCTTCCAAGGTAATCTGGCCTTTCCAAAAAAGTTCAGATTTGGATTTGGTTTTCAATTAAAATTTGTCTCCAGATCGTCAC